TTATCGACAATCGGTACTGGTAATGTAGCGGTGACGGGTGGCCCTGGTCCTTCAACCAATTGGGTTGTTGAATTTAAGGGTGCTGAAGGAAGTAAAGATTGCGAAATGTTGGTAGGCGATGGAACTAACCTTACTGGCGGCACTACGACTGTTACTATTACAGAAACAGTGGCGGGTAGTATTGCTCCAACATCAAGCTTTGATTTCACACCAGCTTGGGGGGCGGAAACGCCTAGTCAGTCTGATGTGATTACATTTATTCCTCAACGGATTGAAGTGAAAATTGGTGAAGGGAATGTTACTTGGACGGAAGCTAAGGAATACGAATACTTGCTTGATCGTGGCGATCTAGATACGGTTAAGGAAGGTGACGAGCAACCGCTTGAAGTATCCTTGGAATTTGTCTATGAACACATCACAACCGGTACAGGTGAAGACATTACACCAGTCGATGCCTTGAAGCAGCAAAGTGACGCTTCAGAGTGGGTATCAAGTTCGGCTGACTTGTGTGAACCTTATGCCGTTGACATGATCGTAATGCATTGTGTACCATGTGGTAGCGATGAAGACGAATTGGTTACGTTCTCCGACTTCCGTTATGAGTCGCTGGAATTTGACCTTGGCGAAGCAACAATCGCCGTGTCTGGTCGTTGCAATGTAAGTGAGGCGACTGCAGCGCGTAGTACAATTTCTGATTGTAGTGCGTAAACATGATAGTTGAAAAGGAGCCATATTATGGCACGTATTGAATTGCGCGATGCGACCATTTACATTCAAGATGGTCTAAGCGGCAGTGCAACAATCAATGAAGCTACGCCAGCTACATCTGATACTGATGTTGATATCAACACAGTAGTTTTGAATACGACTGACACTGACTTAGTGCCGGTTGGCGCGCGGTTTACAGTTAATACCGTGAATAACGTAACCACATATACAGTTACAGGGAGAACACCTGCCACTACAGGTCCGACGACAAACTTTGTCTTCACACCTGCTTGGGGTGCGGAAGTTCCGGCTCAGTCTGATGTGATTACATTCATCTCTCAACGGATTGAGGTGAAGATTGGTGAAGGAAATGTTACTTGGACAGAAGCTAAGGAATACGAATACTTGCTTGACCGTGGCGATCTCGACACAGTTAAGGAAGGTGACGAGCAACCGCTTGAAGTATCCTTGGAATTTGTTTATGAACATATCACAACCGGCACAAGCGAAGACATTACGCCAGTCGATGCTTTGAAGCAGCAAAGTGATGCTTCAGAGTGGGTGTCAAGTTCGTCTGACTTGTGCGAGCCTTATGCTGTTGATATGATCGTAATGCATTGTGTACCGTGTGGTAGCGATGAAGACGAATTGGTTACGTTCTCCGACTTCCGTTATGAGTCGCTGGAATTTGACCTTGGCGAAGCAACAATCGCCGTGTCTGGTCGTTGCAATGTAAGCGAAGCAACTGCGGCACGTAGTACAATCACTGATTGTAGTGCATAAGTATGTTAATTCGGTGGGGGCGGATTCCCCGCTCCCACCTTCTTTAACCCTGGGAGATAGAAGATGAAAATTGGAGGAGTAGAGATTCAAGGTCCGGCGGAAGAAGTTCTTGTACTGCCGCGATTAGAAGGTGAAAACATTGTAATTCGTGCTCGGGCTGTAGCAGATATGGATGAGTTTGAAGCTCTCTGTCCATTGCCTACTCCGCCTGGAATCCGTACGAAAGATGGATGGAAGCCCAATGCCAATGACGAAACATATATGCAACGAGTTCAGCAACATGGCGAGCTTCGTTTTGCTTATATGGTGCTGAAGTCTCTTGAGCCTAGCAACGTTGAATGGGAAAAGATCAACATTAGTGATCCGTCTACATGGATGGAGTGGCAAAAGGAACTTAAAGAGGCTGGTATTTCATCTACAGAGGTCAACCGCATCATCGTTTGTGTAATGCAAGCAAACGCTTTGGATGAAGCCAAATTGAAGGAAGCCCGCGAGGTTTTTCTACGTGGTCCAGTTCAGGAGCCAGGCGAATATTATGGCCCCGATACCGAACTGGAGAGTACACCATCTGGCGATCCTGCGAGCGTCTCGGAATCCGTCCCCCAGGCGTAAAGGAAAACTGGGATGATACTGACGTATGGACGCAAGCACTTATTCTAGCTTATCAGCAAGTTCGCGAGTATGATGAGATGGAAGAGAAAAAGGCTATGCTTGGCGGCGGCGGAAGCGGCGCTAAGAAGCCACCAGCTAAGGGTAGGAGGAGAGGACGCCGATGAGATGGAAGCCAAGGTTTAAGTCAATTAAACTTGATGTGTCAGCTTACAAAGCCGATCTTGACAAGTTCATGCAAGATTGGATCAAGCAAGCTGCTCAAATGTGGCTTCACGCTACTGTTATCGCTCTTATTCCTACGTGGTCCAAGGCGTCAAGGGCTACGTTCCAAGCTCTGGCCCGTGATGTAGGCATGAGTATTCCCTATGGTCCCCAACAAAGTCGTAAGGACAGGGAGTCACTAGGTCGTTCCACGGGCGAGGGTGGGCTGGAGCTTAAAGCTTCAGCATCTCGCTGGCATTTTCGTTATAGTAGTTCGCTGCGATATCTTGCGTATAATGAGTATAACCATGCAGTTTGGGGCCCTGAACCGCCCGCTCCTTTTAGACGTGCTGGCTTACATAGCCACACACCTTACCACTTCCAAGAGGCTGGGGCAAAGGAATTTGAAGGGTTTGCACGTTATACAGTTTTACCTAATCCGTATAAGTTCCTCCGATTGACAAAGGTGGCATAATGCCAGAGGAAATTACACAAAAACTAGGTTTCGACGCCTCAAGTGCGATTGAGCAATTACGTAAATTGCAAGAGCAGCTTAATCAATTTAAGCTGGGCTTGGAATCTACGAATAAGGCACTAACGAAATTTACAACTAAAGCGAAACCAGCCAGCGCAGCATTGCGAGAACTCGGCTCCGCTGCTAAAACAGCTAGGTCCGCCATGCAAGGATTGGCAAAGGCTGGGGGCGTGCCCCCATCGGTTCCGGCTACAGTGCAGAAAACTAACCAAGCATTCAGTAGCTTAGGACAAACTGTAGTTTCGGCGGGGGCGGGATTTTCTCAATATAGTACCGGAGTGAATCGAGGCGTCACAGCGGTGACCAGTCTCGGTCAAGCTGCTGCACAATCTAGCAGGGTCGTTCAACAAGGGGCTACTACCACAGCGGGAGCGGCGGCCAAAGTTGAAAACTCTATGAATAACGCCGGCAATGCCGGTCAGAATGCGGCCAAGTTGATTACTTTGTCTTGGAAAACTGTAATTAGAGTTGTCCAAGCACAGGTAATTGTACGCGCGCTTAGTAAACTAGTTAGCGGCTTTTTTGAAGCACATGAGGCTGCTAAGCAATTGTCAATAGCCGTTGGTGAAGTTTCCACAATTGCTAGAGGTGCTCTTGGTTCATTCGACGAGGCGAGCGCGTCTGTTTTAGAGCTTTCTACTAATCTTGGTATTGCAGCGGATGAAGTTGCCGAAGGTTTGTATCAGACTCTATCAAATCAAGTTGTTGAGGCTGGGGATGCACTTCGTTTCGAGGAGAATGCGGCAAAACTTTCTATTGCCACTCACTCCGAGTTAAAGGAATCAGTAAACGCCCTGTCCTCAATTATGAACAGTTATGCTTTAGATGTATCTGAAGTAGATCGTGTTTCAGATGTTCTTTTCAAGACGATTGAATTAGGTCGTCTTCGCATGGGTGAGTTTGGTGACGTGCTTGGACGTGTTACCCCTCTCACCGCCGCTCTTGGAATCAAGTATGAGGAAATGGCCGCTGCAATAGCAGCCCTTACTCAAAAGGGTGTGCCGGCACATACGGCTATCACTCAGTTGACACAAGTATCCCAAAAACTTCTGCGACCTACTGAAAAGCTACAAGAGTTGTACCATCAATGGGGCGTTGAAGACGGGCCTGAAGCGATTCGTCGTTTTGGTGGTCTCCAAGGCGTGTTGCTTAAAATGAAGGACGCAACTGCTGGCAGCAGTAAAGAGTTTGCTGATTTGCTTGGTCGCGTTCGCGCTATGGTTGGTGCTTTGAATCTCACATCAAATGAGGGAAATGCGCTAAATGCAGCCCTGGAGGAAATGGAAAACAGTGCCGGAGCAGCGAAAAAAGCTTTCGAGTTGATGGAAGAAACTACTGGCCGTAAGGCAGAGAAAGCATGGAATGCTCTCAGTAATCAAGTCATCAAATTCGGTAAATCGTTACTTGAAGTAAGTGCTCCTATTGCTAAGGTTATCACACTTCTAACTTCAAACTTTGATTATCTTGCAGCCGCTATGTTAGGCGTCGGCGCCGCAGCGTTAGTAATGAGCGGTAAATTTGCCCTTGCTGCGCTTACTCTTGCAGGCTTCTCGGTCTCTGTTAAAGCATTAGCGGCATCGTTATTGTCCTTATGGCCTATTGCGCTCGCGGTCGCGGCTGCGATGGCAACGATCTATGTGACTAAGGCGATTCAAGACTGGAGTGATGTGCAAACGGAGATAATGGAGCGGCAAAAGAAAAACACGGAAGAGTGGACAGCAGCGCATGAAGCCTGGTCGCAGAGACGTATTCAAACAACCAAAAAGGAATTCGAGGAAATTTCAAAAATCACGAGCGCCGGCTGGGCCGCTCAAACAAAGGCATATAAAAGGGCTGTACTTGCCTTTGAGGCTGAGAGTACGGGAATTAAGACTGTTATTACGAATACGATCAACGACTTGTTTCAACAAAGAAAGAAGATGATTGATGAAATAAGGAAAGCCGCTACAGGAGCGGACGACGCTATTAAAACATCCATGGAAGTAATTGCTAAGACGCAAGAGTCAATTTCTGATTCTGCATTCAAGCGTGAAAAGCGTAACATGAGTGATCGCCAGAAATTATGGGCCGAAATTGAACGTGCTCAAGATGCGGCGGGGCGGGCACGTAAGGCTTATGCTACTGCTGGTGCTAATGAGGAAGATGCAGCCCATGCTCGTAAATTGTCGCAACTCGCAGAGTCTCGTGCCGAAGAAGCCGTTTCCACCGCCGAGGAGTTAGGGCACAAAGGCGACATAAGACGTGCTGAAAATGAACTTGATAAAATCCGACAAACAAGAATTCGTTCTGAGCTTGGATTCCAAGCGGAGCGAAGAAAGCTTCAAGATGCAACTCATAAAGAGGAATTGTTGCGGCTTGACCAAGCTGGGGTGAAGGCGGAGGAACTTTACAAGAAATTGATAAAGCTTGCTGATCCAATGGCTAAGGCAGGCGTCCCCAAACTCATGGCGCAAATAAAGGCAGATACTTTAGAGATTGCTGAGTTAATGCCCGAAATTCAAGCCTCGTTGGAAGCTGCATTTCCATCTGATTTCGATATATTCGAGAGATTGAATATTCAGGAATCAATGGATAAGATAAAGAGTGAACTTCAGTCTTCCTTCAGTAAAGCACAGATCGACTGGAGTAATATAACGACTGAACTTCAAACTACGCTTAGTCAAAAAGTTTACACAGTCGGTGTCAAAATTGAAATCGAAAATGAGCATATTATCAAAGAGTTTGTAAAGCGCTTTGGTGAGATAGATATATTCAAAGACGCGGGAAAAATGGGCTCGCAAATGGAGATAGTGCTCAAGGACATCATTGCGAACTGGGAAGCACTGCAAAGAAAGATCGAAAACACTACAAAAACGTCTATAGATGCTCTCAAAAACTCTATTGAAAGTATCAGCTTTGATAATATCCACACTGGCTTTGGAAAAGTGGATAAAGGAGTAGAAGGGATTCGCAGCGGTCTAGAAATCTTAGCACAGCAGGCTCTAGGTCTTGCTGAGGCAGGAAAGCCTTGGACTGGGGAAATGCGTCTGCAACATGCCCAGCTTCTAGGAATAGCCGAGATAATGCGGAAGAACGGAGAGCTTACGAATAACCAGGTCAAGGGATTTAAGAACGCGTTCAATCAACTGGCGAAGGGTCAAAAAGCAAGTCTTGAAGCCGTAGAAGCGACTAACGAGCAGCTTGAAATGGGTGAAGGGTCTTACTTAAACGCTGTAGAGGCTCTGGATAAGAAAGTAGCAGCGGAAAAAGCTGCGACCGAGGCGGCGAAAGCGACGACTCAGGAAGCTGTTGGCACTAAGGAACAACTTGAGGGCGCTAAGCAAGCTGTAGTTGATATGCCTGGCGTAGCAGCACAAGCTACGGAAGCTATAAGTAAGGAAACTAACCAAGCCAGCCTGTTAAAGGCTGAGCTTCAAGGCGCCGTCCAAGCTCAAAAAGATTTAACCCTGGCTAAGACAGTACCCGCTGAAGCGGCTGCTGCGCCCACACAGCCTCCCCCGCCTGAGAAAACGGCGGAGGAACTTAACGCACAAGCTGAAGCCGCACGTCAATTAACCAGTGAATTGATAAAGGTTGATACTCAATTCTCTACTGTTCTTGAAAACATTGACGGAGTTACTCAAGCTATAGGCGGCACGGCTGAAATTGCCGCCCAGATTGCAGCAAGTATGGATCAAGCTGCCATGGCCGTTGGTACTCTGCAATTTGGTTTTGAAGCGGTTACAGTGCATATTACCACTGGTATCGAATTGATGGGAAATTTGACTACTGCAATCAATGGTGCAGCAACAGCTACTAATGCGGCTACCACGGCTGCTGGTAGTTGGCAAACTCAATTGCAAGGTTGTGCTAATGCTGGGTATGCCGCAGAAGCAGCTATGCGAGCCGCTGCGGCGGCTGCAATGGCGGCGGCAGCAGCATGTGCATCTGCATCAGCGGCGTGTTCTGGCGGAAGCGCTGCTGCCTATTACGGCGGACCTTCAGTCCGTTATCGAAGTGATGGGGGTTTCTCACCAAGGGGGCAGGATAGGATTCCGATCATGGCCGCTCCTGGAGAGTTTATTGTAAGTGCTAAGAATGCACGGCGATTTTCATCTCAACTTCAGGCCATGAACACTGGGCGCGAACCTATTTATAGGGAGCGTGGTGGCCCAGTTACAAATATAGGTGACGTAAATGTTTCTGTCACACAAGGCGAGGGTGCGAGCCAAACGGCGCGTGATATCGCTACAGCTTTACAACGAGAGTTAAGGCGTGGAACTTCACGTCTTAGTTAATGGATCAGGGTGCCAAGTCATGCAACGGGCCGCGTCGGGGCACTAACAAATTACAGCCCGTAACAGTCGTTTGGAGGATTTCTAATGAATTTTGCAAGTATACTCCGAGTAAAGGGTTTCTTCCTTGTTGAACATCGCAACAAGGCTGGAAAGCTGATCGGTATATACCGAGTCCCGAACGGTATTGTTGATGTTGGCATGAACCACATCCTGGAAACAGAATTTCATGCTGGCACACCAGTCACGACTTGGTATATTGGTTTAGTTGACAACAGTGGTTGGACGGCATTCGCCGCCGGAGACACAATGGGCTCGCACGCGGGCTGGTCTGAGTCTACGGTCTATTCCGCGGGCACACGTCCTCAATGGACTATGGGTGCTGCCGCTGCGCGTCAAATTACAAATGCTGCTACAGTGGACTTTAGTATCAACGGTAGCGCGACATTGAAAGGTATTTTCATTACTAGTGACAACACAAAGTCCGGTTCTGCTGGTACTTTGTGGGCGACAGCAGCTTTTAGCTCGACTGTCTCCGTCCAAAGTGGCGATACCCTGAAGATCACTTACACAGTCAGTGGGTGATTTTAAGTAGTCTCTCTCCCTCGGTCATCTGGGCGTAGGCGTCTGCGTCTGCGCCCAGGTGTTTTTCTGGAGCTTTATAAAGGTGCAGTAAGATGGCATTACTTTGGATTGAAGGTTTTGAAGGTTTTGGAACGTCCGCTGGTTCCACCCCAAGTCCGACGGGGATTGTAGCACGCAAATATAGCGTGCTTGCTTTTGAAAGTACAATGGATACCGAGGCTGGGCGTTTTAGTGGATACTCCCTTGAAGCAAATTCCAATGGTACTTATATGCGCCCTGAAGCATTGACGACAGATGATACTTTAACTGTCGGCGTTGCTGTGCGTTTTCTCACTATTGCTGATACTCAGTTTTTAACTTTCTTCGATGGCGCACAAGCTGGGATGAATGTTAGAATAACTGCGGCTGGGGAAATAGCTGTTTACCGTAACACCACACTCTTAGCTACTACGAGTGGTCTCGGACTCAATCAACTTACATGGTACTATATTGAATTTCAAGTAGTTTGTCACGACTCAACTGGAACCTATGAGGTTCGCGTTGCTCAAGCGAACGTATTAAGCGACACTGGTGCGGACACAAAAGAAGGCTCTAATAACTACCATACAACATTCCAGTTAGGTAAGAGTGGTAGTTCTACGGTGCAATTTGACGACTTGTACTGTCTTGACAGCACGGGTTCGGATAATAATGATTTTCTAGGCAATTGTAAAGTTGTGAGAATTGATCCCGACGGTGATGACACTGCCAACTGGACTACCTCCACGCCTTCTGGAAATCACTTTGAGAATGTTGATGAAACTATATTGGATGACGATACATCGTATGTTGAAGAGCCTACGGTTAATGTAACCGATCTTTACGATTATGGCAGTGTACCTAATCTAGGGACAATTTACGGCCTTCAAGTCAATACTGAATGTCGTGAAACTGATGCCACAACATTCTCACTTATAACGCCGATTGAATCTGGTGGTAGCCAATATGATGACTCGCCACAAGTAGTTGGAACATCAAGCTATACTACTATGATAAGAGTAACCGACAATGATCCCGATACTGGAAATCTTTGGACAGAGGGTGGGATAAATGCGGCTAAATTCGGCGTGAAAGTAGGCTAAAATGTCTCTACGAGTGTCCAGACAACATAATGAAGTTCTCGCTTCCGGCGAAGGGGAGCTTCGCGTCTCGCGCCAACACGCTGAAGTTTTAGCGGAGGGTGAAGGGGAGCTTCGTGTTAGTCGGCAACATGTTGAGGTATTAGCTCAAACATGGGACATCTTTGAGGAGAGTGTCGGCCACAGTTTGAACCTATCTCAAGATGTTGTCCGTGCGCCTCTAATCTCAAATGTAAGTGCTTCAAACACTATGAATTTGAGTCAAGTGGTTGTGGCGGGGCAGACGCTCTATTTGAGCGCGTCAAGCGTGATGAGTCTAGCTTCTGTGGCGAGTCGATCATGGGCGGCCAGCGCCTCTACTGTATTGAACCTTACGCACGACGTTCTCAATATTCACATCCCTAACGACTTTGAGCCAGTGTCATCAGTAATCAACTTCACTCAACAAGTTGATTGGTGGATTGGTCTTTATCATCAACTCGTCAGTGACCTTGGTCTCACACAGCAACTTGAATGGCTAGGGCCACGTTACCATACCCTCAATACATGGTTTGAGTTAGTTCATACTGCGACTGGTCCTCTTGGTTGTCCTTGGGCTCCTGTTGAACTTGAAGATACCTTGAGTCTTGTTAGTGTTGTAAATCGAACACAGGAGATAAGTGTCAATAACGTTATCAGCATGTCTCACGACATGTACCGTTCGTTTACGCCTAGCTCAACATTGAACCTTGTTCAAACAGTTGAGGGAGGAAAAGGGGTGGATGATGCAGCCACAACACTAACTCTTACCCAGACAGTCGCTCTCTCAAGCGACCTTCGACGTACTATTGAGCATACTAATATCATCGGTCACTCTTTAACATATTTCATTGATGGGGCGTGTAGAAGTAAGCAATATGCACCCTTTATTGGTGAGACCACAGTCGCCGGGGCACCGACCCCGCCTTCAGAGACAGTACCCCCTGTACTCCATGATTCTACAACGACACGCTTCAAGCTGATGTGGCCGGCACTTGTACCGCCGACCGACACGGTCGAATTGAGAGCACCTGAATTGGATAACATTGATCGCGTTGCATTTGGTAGAATTGCACGGGAGACACGGGGAGGGAAACTAACTGTTTTCGCCGATCCCAATTGGCCTCAAGTGCAGACTGTTATAGTTACATTTGTTGGCTTAGGAAAAACTGAAGTGGATGATTTGCTTGATTTCTTTGTCGCACATCTTGGTGAGGAAATTGGTATACAAGATTGGGAAGGAAGGGAATGGGTTGGTGTTGTAACGACGCCGAATGAAGCTGTCGTTCAAGACGGAAAGGGAGGATGCGGGGAAGGTAGTTGGACGATTACATTTGAATTTGAGGGCGTATTAGTTGATGGCTACGCTCCAGGCACTTCTTTGAATTTGACTGATTCTATTGGCGTAGAGGTAGATTATCAACGCGGCACTGCCCACACTTTGGACTTAATTCAATTTGCAACCTTCATTAAGGTCTAATTATGTTCAAGTTAGAAGCACCTTATCCGGGGTATCAAACAACAGTTTGGATGCCCAGCCCAAATTGGGGTGATTCAGTAGAAATTACATCCTCTGTAGCCTCAGTACGAGCTATGGACGGCACACTGTACACGTATGTAAAACAAAGGGATGGTAGAAAGAAATTTCAATTTGACTTTGAGATTTCGAGAAACAAGGCTCTTGAATTACGTGCTTTCATCCAGGCTTACTTTGCCACCCCTATACGATTCACAGATCATAACGAAGTTAAATGGGTTGCTTATTTACAGAATAACCCATTTGAATTTGCTGGTGACTCAAAAGCAGAACCGTTTCCCGGTGGGGAAACGATGACGATAACTCTCGAATTCGAGGAACGTGAGTAATGAGAACGGTCACATCCCAAACATTGACTTACTTGCAGCAAAATCTTGGAACTGAACCTATTCTAGTTCTTGGAGTTGATTGGACTGGCACCGATCAAGAGGTTCTTTATTCAGATCAGAAAATTGATGGTGCGAGTTACCCTCATCCGACAATTATTCAAGTGGGTGGTTTTGATACTGCTTTAATGGTTTCCGGTTCTGGTGATTCACAGTCAATTAGTGTGACTTTAGATGATGTTGATGGCTCGTTAAAATGGATATTTAACAATTATGATATCCATAAACAGCCAGTCAAAGTCTATCATCATTTTAGTGGCTTGAGCCTTAATCATAAGTTTCTCGTTTTTCAAGGAGAAATCAATAGCCCAGTAGTATGGAATGAGGGTGAGCGAACTCTTTCTCTCACTGTTTTAACACACACAGAAGACGCTGAAGTTGCTTTCTCAATGGAGGAAGGTGACTTCCCGGATGTTCCAGAAGACGCTCTTGGCAAAACATGGCCCCTTGTTTTTGGACAAGTATGCAACATGCAAGCTGTTCAAGTTCGGTCGCCACGAAAGGGTTACTTGGAGAGTGGGGAAGGGTGGCATGACTTTACGTTGCATCCACGTCTGTGCCAAGCTCGTTATATTCAATGTCCATCTGTAGCAAAGGGTGTAACTACAACTATTACTCCCGGGCCTAATAATACATATACAGAGGAAGAGGAATGGGAATTTGGACCTGATACACAGTGCGTCGATGATCGTTTTGAAACGGTTTGCAATCTCATATATCGCCTTGAGCAAGAAATGGAGTATGAGAACGAGACCCTTACAATTAGAGGCGGGGAAAACTTTCCGCAAAATCGACAGATCATTCTTAATGTAGGTAGTGCTTTTCTGCGAGGTCGTTTCAGCGGTTCTACTTTTACTGTTCGGAGCCGTGAGCATACTGAATATGCTGATTGGGATCATGCCACTTGTGAGGAGGTGGATGACCACTCTTATGGACTAGTCGCATCCAACTGGGATGAGAACTGGCATGAGACAGAGTCACAAATGGCGTGGTATCACGATCAGGAGCCGGCGGAGACATTAGATGACTGTCAAACAGAGAGCGACGTATGGCGTCCAGGGTCGATAGGGGGCCCTTCCGAGTCCTGGAAGGCGTATGAGGACATGGATTCTGCTGGTTTTATTTGGAAACCGGCAGGCACCGAGGTATTCTTAGAAGGGGAGGCGGAAACTCTTTACATAGTAAGCCTAATACCTGGAACGGTCGATAGTGTGGCTGCCTATAAGCAGATGCCTTCTGGGCGTAGTCTTTTAATGGAGGTCCCAACGGATTACTACACTGTTTACGAGACTGATTATGACGGCTATCAAGTCGTGGAGATTGGCTTTGACAAAAAGTTGAGTCTTTATGATGATGAAGGTTGGGGCGACGATATTTACGTCTCGCTTACGTCAGATGAGGGGCCTAATCCAGTTGATACAATTGAGTGGTTATTGGACAAATACACGTCACTCTCTTTTGACACTACATCCTTTAATGATGTAAAAACTAAGCTGGCAAATTACCCAAGTAATTTTTGGGTCAAGGAGCGAAAGAATATTCTGCAATTGATTCATGATATTGCGTATCAAGCCCGTTGTGCCGTCTATATCCGAAACAATATCGTCTTCATCAAGTATCTGTCTGAAGAGCCAACTTCTGTCCGTACAATTACGGAGAGTGATATTGTCACTAATACATTCCTGATATCATTAACAGGAACAGAGGATATCGCTACAAAGCATACGATTGATTGGCAGAAAACTGAGGCGGGCGTCGAGGATGATGATGACATTGACTTGAAGATTATCTTGAAGCATAATGTTTCAAAGTATGGCATCTCTTCAGGTGATTGGAATTTCTATACCCAAAATACGTTTGATACAATATTGAAGTCGGCAACCTTCTGGCTAATTAGACGTGCCAATACATGGAAACGTGTATCGTTTGACACGCCTTTGAAACACTTGGATCTTGATATCTTTGACTGTATCACATTGAATGTGGCACAATTTTCATCCACGCCTATTAAAGTGGTTATTGAATCGGCGACTTATAATCCTGCCACCAATACCATTCACTTTGAATGCTGGACCCCGATCCTTGCAGGTACAGATGAGGAATATGAATGGGCATGGCCCGCCTATCAGAATGCTAATCGCCGCTTCCCTACTACAAGAGAAGAAGCTCATGCCGGCGCTGGCTATACCTTTAATGTAACGCCTCCAATTGGCCACATTTTACGAAGTGGTTATGTTGATCCCGGCGATGGCCCGTCAGTAATACTCTCGTCAGGAGATCAGAATCCTTCTGACTTAGATGACTCTGCGCCCACTATTACCTGTGAGGTAGCAGATGACACCATCCTCGAAGAAGATGACCCGTCGTTTGAGGCTTTGAAGTTAGCTAGGCGGACGCGAGACCGCGTTGATGAAGATCAACAACGTCCTAACGCTCCCTCACCTGGAGGCGGGGGGCCTGGAGGCGGTGATGCTGACAAGAAACCCCCGCGTACAGCGTGCGGAGAGGCACAAGCTGGTGCTGGCTGTGTATATGAGGTTAAGGTATGGTATGTTACACCAGATTTGGTTGGGGAAGGGTGTAGAGGTCCTTGTAAAAATCCACGGTGTGGCGTCGTCTGCACAGGTCCAGTAACCATTTTTTGCCACACGTTTGGTGCTCTTTTTGCAGCCACAATGTTCGCGTCATCGAAAAAGGCCGAGATTCAACACTGTAATTATTGTTCTGGTGTCACTAAGGTATATATGGTAGGTAACCCGGTAGGCGTTGCTGGCAGTGGGGCGGGGGGTGCATGTGATGAAGTGCCGCCAGGCGACCCTGATGCGCCTAATCAAGGCGAACGATATGAGCCGAGAGAGGTGGGAACATGATAAGTCGAATGTGTAAATGGCAAAGTATAATGCTTGAGACCAGATTGAATGTTCATCTTTCAAGATGTGAAAATCCAGATAGTGAGAATTGTTTCACCCCAGTTAATGAAGAAGTTTGTAGTTCATGTCCTAATAGAAACCCTGTTGAAGACTCTGATGAGTTAGCTGAGTCAATGGCAGAAGTTTACAGTGTTGAGGTTAATGAACGCTCGGCGGAAATACTTGCGAATCTTGACGCTCATTACTGTGCGGAATGTGTTCAAAAGCAGGGGGAGAAATGAGAAACTTATCCTGCCAAAAACGACGACACGTTGTCGTCCGAAGCAAGGATGGGACTAAGAGAGAGGATTACCGCTGCGCAAACGGTGTGACTCAAAACTACAGAAAAACTGTAGACGAATCTATGTGTCAAAGTTGCGTACTTCGCCGGCCGCTCTTGAAAATCGCCCCAACTTGTAAGGAGCATCCTCCGGCAGATCCTATCTGGCCAGAGCCTTGCTATAAAGATGGTGAGGATATAGTCTACCCGTTTCAAGATGGGGTTCAGCAACCGCCGACGCCGCAAGGCTACAGAGGCAAGTCTGATGAAGGGGAAGAGAGTTGGTGGTTTGTAACTGAATGGGATCAGTGCCAATATCGTAGAATGGTGAATCAACGCACACCTCGTGGTGACTTGCAAGTTCGTGCATATTGTGGAGCACGAGATAATTCTGCAATCAGCCATGAAGAGTGTAAGCAATGCGTTTCTGACATGGCTAAAGTCGGCGGCAACCTCGATGAGAAAGTTGTCAGAGACAATATCCCATCGCCAGAACCAGTTGGGGGCGATGTACCTGATTTCCCCAGTGCTAGTAAGTTGTTAGACAATTACTGGAAGGCTGTGGGAAAATGGGTCGCATCAGGGAGGAAAAAGCGAACAGATGAGGAAGTGGCGAGAATCCACAAAGAGTTTTGTGCCCCTTGCGATTGGTATGATGCTGAGTCACGGCGTTGTAAAGGGTGCGGTTGTGCAGTGAAGCCAAAAGGTATCGCTATCCTCAACAAAATCAAAATGGCGACGGAGCACTGTCCGAGGAATTTTTGGTAATAAGATAAACCCAGGTCGTTAGATATTGCTACCGGCGAGCGGAATTGAGCCGCGCTAGTCGGGCGACCTGATGTTAATAAGGAGAGGAAAAATGGGTTGTTGTTCAGGCGGGAAGAAGGCGGGGCGTAGAGCTAAAAGCGGCAAACGTGGTAGAGGTATACCACGAGCCGGAAAACGAAGTGCTAGGAGACGGGCGGGGAAGAAATCTTAGCCAAATGCGGACAACATACGTCGATACAATTCAGCTTCAGCGCGCGCGTCACATAAGGCGTCGTGCGCTTTTCCTATTTCTATACCAAACTTGTCACACAATGAGCCAAGTCCAACATAGCCGAAAGGGATATCCTTACCGTGGTATGCACAGGCATCATTGATACTCAGTGCAAACAGCATGGTATCTCTCGGATGAAAGTGCCAGAGTTGATTGAAAGTTTCTAATCCCAGCCAATGAGTTAGGAACCCTCGCTCAAATGCCCAGTTGTGGGCAAGGGGAACAAGTTGCTTTTTGAAAGGTAGATTCAAGCGCTGAAACCACTCATCAAATAGGTCGCCGGCTTTCCATTGATCTGGGGCATTCGCAACCAGATCATCAATATCAAGCCCATGAACCATAGTTGCAGTCCCTTCGACACGTTCGGTGTGTTGAGGGGCTATGTTCATATAGAAAGGGTTCACATTAGGCAAAGGCTTAATATCGCTGGTCAAAGGCTGCACAGCTATTTGAATGACTTCGTGGTATCCTGCAAGCCGCCCTGTCGTCTCAACATCAACTGCTGCCAACATATTCCCATTTAGGTTAATGAGACTGTTGGGTACGTCAGGGAGTTCATTCTTTATTAGCTTCGGTTTACGTTGGTTGGAAATCGTCATCCTCGAAACCTTCTTTCTTCCAATCTTCTCCCTCTTCTTGCCAGTTACGCTTACGCTCTTTTTTCGGCTTCCATTCGTCTGCTGAAAAATAGCCATCATCAGGCTCCACCTCATCAGGCTCCACCTCATCAGGCTCCACCTCATCAGGCTCCACTTCATCAGGCTCCACCTCATCAGGCTCCACCTCATCAACATGAGGAGTAGTCGGAGGGGCAGGTGGCGGCGCGGGCGCTTCAATTACACCTGAGCCTACAAACATTCCTTCGTTACACATGGTGATCCAATTCTTCGCAGTTTCAGGCGCTCCTGTGATACTGAATTGTCTTTCAGCCATCCAGTCTTTGAAAACTGTAATGAGTCGCTCATTTGAATACTGGCCACCGATAACAATCGGAGCTTTCGTCGATCCTATGTAAGATATCAGATCGGCTAAAGCTGATGCAATTATCTTTCGTAAAGCTTCCTTAGACGTTTCGCTCGGCATTTAACTTCTCCCTTATTGCTGGGTTGCGGTTTAGAAAATCTTCTTCATCAAATAGTCTGAAAAAGTCTTCCCAATCAACGTCAAACAAAGTGAGTTTTGGGTCAGGTCGGTCATCACCTTCGGGAAAAGCTTTCAAGTAATGTTTAAGCATTAGCAGATTACAGATAGCGTGATCCAGATGATGTTCTCCTGTTTCCGGATCGGTGTCTTCGCCAATCCACCACCATTTTGTCAAATGTCTGAATATACAGTCTACACACACGGACCATTTCATTCCTTTAGCCCAGTTCCATTCAGCATACTTCAGCTTGCCACCCATAAATACGCGGGCAACGCCGCCGAGAAGATGAAATGGCACAAGTGCGAATGATATCTTACCCTTGTTTGCTCTGGCACCAGAACCTTTCGCCGTGCTATTAACATCACCCACTACAAAGTCTAAGTCATCACTCATTGTTTTCCCCTCCCTCTTGTGTCAATTTCAATTTCCCACCCTGTGTGGTGAACTTTGGTCCGTTCTCCGGGACACTAACGTCCTCGAAACTTATGTTACCGATGCAAACTTTGTTACCTGTGTAGTTTCCAACCGGGAATGTCTCCGGCAAGTTCTGCCGTATCTTACCTTTTGTCCAAACAGTTCGCTCATACGGAGACAACGTGGCCTGTAGCCTTTCGTAGAAATCTTTCAACGTCGTGTACCGGCCATTCTTCACATGACAATGCTCTATAATGAATCCTTCAAGAGGGCTCCTGTGCATCTCCATTAAAGCTTCTTTTGTGTTGGTTTCAATTACAGGCAGCCTGAGACGAGTCATTGACTCTGGCATAGGCGTGCTCATCAGCGTCTTCATAAAGTGAGAGGCTTCCTTTTCAAGTGCTTTCAAAAGAGCGGCTTTAGGAATCTCTTCAATTAACGCACTCATACTGATTACAACTATGCGAGTGTCCCCTGGGATAATTGGACAAGCGTCTCTCTCATTTGCAAGCTGAACAAAATGCAAACTGTTTCGTTGTTGATACACATCTACACCTTTCTTATGGATACCAAGCGTTAAGCCTGTTGTCCACTCTTTTATCTTGTTGTAAGCTGCTGGACCGGCCCGAGCAATATTCTTCTCGTCTATAACTGCGAGAACACCACTTGCTAACTCCCCATTAAAATCACCCTGACTGGTCAACGCATTGTCGGCTTTTACAACGCCGCCAGTTACTAACAGAGAAAGAGCCTCATGGAAAATAGACTTCCCACAACCTTGGTCACCATAGATGAATAAGTATGGCAACGGTTCAAAAGGTTCACGAAACATGCAAGCAATCCATGTGGTCAGATAGTCCCTACCACTGTGGATATTCCATTTCTTACACCACGATGTTTCTCGTATCGTTTTATCTAAATCTGAGCCGATGTGGGTGAGAACTCTGTCCCAATGAGGGTGATGAGGCTCATCTACGTCGGCGGGCTTGTATTTGAATTGAGCCGCACCGTAATTCCATTGTCTACCCCCTGGATGCTCTTCGTGAAACGGCATGTTTACCAATACCCACTGATTGAGAATGGCTGTGCCCATGATTTCTACAGTGTTACTTGATGGGGCAATGGCTTTGAGAACACAGGACACGTTAGTATACGGTGAATGAACCCAATCGCCACCAATTCGTAACATCCAACCGGCATCCGCATTTGACGGGGTGCGAATCGAGCGAGCGACAGAGTTGAATTCAGAGTAATCCCGCTCCTCTTCCGCTAGATTAGTATTGATGTTGTAGATACGTATCCAGCGATCACTCTTCACAAGCCAATCGTCAAAGCCTTCATCCCCCTCCCACTTAGCAAGCTCTACAATTAGACGGCCATCTTTATGCCGCCTCAGAGTGGTTTCACGCCCTTCATATTTATTACCTTCAGGAATGATGAGCTTTGCCCCGATGCTCTCAACAGCCTTGCACGCGGAGAGAGTCTCGTTGAAAACAAAGCCTTCTTTCTCATTTTCTTTACCGCCAAGAGCCAAGGATGCCTGTCGCAAGTTAGGCTGCCAATTATAGCGGCACCACGTCCATCCAACGTCATCTTGACTCCATAGCTTATGCTCTGCTGTCCCTTTACCGAAGCGATAAACTAGCCATGAACCTTTGGGGCCAGGAATGGCGAAGCAATTGGGCTTGCCAATATCGGTTCCTTGAGAAAATGTCTCATAGAAGCCTTTCATCGGGTGGCCTTCTTCAGCCCACTTGTCGAAAACGATCTTCAAAGCTTTGGTGTGAGTCTGTACCAGGTGATGGTCAGCGACCCATACAACTGAGGCGCCTGTCTGTTCTAGGTCGTTTAGAATAGCCCTATGGACTTCGTTAAGTGGGTACTTGACGCGAGCGGCAGCAAGTTCAGCTAATGCATCTTGCTCATCAACTTTCTTACCATCACCATCATAGCCCACAACGCGAATCTTTGTCTTACTCGTACTGGATAATACCTCAAGATGATCTTTCCAATTAGCTGGCAGGTCGCTAGCAGATAGGGGTTGTTCTGCTTTCTTAATCAGAGCATGACCCTCATTCTCTGGAGTAGTCTTCTTACCCCAGATCCACATGACGCTTCCACACACATCCAAGTGACTTCCAAAGTCGAAACCAACTTCGGTGCTCATCTTGCCTAACAAGGCTCGTGCAATGGCAGCATGTTCGTTATGATTCTGAGTTTTAGGGGCATTCTCCCTATCAAAGCGTACATAGAGGTGAAGCCCCTTTCCACCCGTAGACTTAATCACGTCTACATAAGGCAGGGCCATGGCCTTTTGACGAACTTGCTCCAACTGGTGCTCATCAATCCCCACACCAGGAGCGTGACTCGTGATATCATCTACATCGAAGCCTACGAAATATGATTCGCGATTGACCCAATTCCAGCCTGTGGTGCCTATGAAGATACAGTGTTCTTCGAGTAAGAAGTTTAACTCCCTATCCCTCCAGTAAGGCTCTGCGCTAGCATTGTATGGGATTCGCACATGATTCCACGTATCACCTTTCCCGTCTGACCACGCATTTCGCTTCCCATCTACTGGGAATCCTCCCTCTGGAGAGACGTAAACCTGAGTCTCAAGTTGTGGCGTCCACCAAGAGATAAGGTCTGGGTTGTTATGTTTTCCCTGCTCAACAAGAGTGTGTAAGAAGGTTTCAATTGCCTCAAGTGTCTTAGCCATTCAGTCTACCTCATTCAAAACTGCAAATTCGCCGCGATGTTCCAGTACAAACTCATTATAAGCACGCGCCGCATCTACTGGATCATTCCAATATCCAAGATGTACTTGTTTCCCATCTTGGTGTGCGCTAGCGACCCATACTCCTTTTCCCATATCTTCCCTAAAGTATACACCAATATAGCCAGAAGTATTGTTCTTCCTCATTCTTCGACTATATGCGGCTTGCTTTTGCGTTACTGGTCGAAGATTGTATCTACAGTTATCTAACCCATCTCCGTTAATATGACTCCCTAGTTCAAAATCCTCATGTCCCATCCGCTCAAGGATTACACGATGCATACGCACACATTTCCTATTAGCATTGTCAGTGCGAACAGCGTAACCAACGCCACGGCCTTTGGAGAAACACCATTTCCATTGCATCAAATAGTCATAATCACAAGCATCAACACGAGCGAACTTACCCTGAGTTAAGGGAATCTTAATCATCGTTACTTTCCAGTTAAGAGCTAGTTAATGTTGTCGGCGACTTAACTCGTTTGTGCGCCACCCTTCGCCTCTACCACCTAATACGGTTCCAAAGTGATTTTTCAGAAGTGAATTCTAAGTATTTTGTTAGATTAGTATCAATGGGGGGTTCTAAATATACTAACAAGTTAATAATATAGTTACTTTCTAGTAGTTAATTCCAAAAAGTCAATTTGAAATACAAAACAAGATATTATTTTCTCTACTATGGTTCTGAAGCGATTAACTCCTTAACTGTGGCGCGTTTTCAGAAAAATTGGGGAAATACCAAAATTCCACTTCCGAAAAATCACTTTGGAACCGTATTAGGTAGTAGAGGAACGAAGAATGGTTGATAATCGGGTGGCGCACATTAAACTTGAGAGCTTGCGAGAGTGCAGGATTCAGCTTCGTCCAGTAGACAAGCGCACAGTAGAATATCGAGAATTGAAGGATTCAATCCAAGCTCATGGTTTGTGGCAGCCTCTTTTGATACGACCGGCTTCAGGGGGCATGTATGACGTAGTGGATGGCTTCTATCGTTATAACTGCTGCCGGGAGCTGCGCCACGAAACCGTTCCCTGCCTCGTTCGTGAGCTATCTGACACGGAGGTGCTGATCGCTCAGGTCCAGACCAACGCCGTTAGATTGGAGACTGACCCGATTGACTTTGCACGTCAATTATGGCGCATTATCAAGGAAGAGGGGGAAATGACAGTTGGCGAAATGGCGCGAACTATCAAGAAGAGCCCGGTTTGGGTGAGGAAGATGCTGAAGATTACTAGGCTTTGTCCCGAAGCAAGCACGGCTGTGCGGCGGGGGCAAATGTCAATCTCAGTGGCACATGAGATTGCTAAGGTTCCGCCGGCCATACAGAAGGAACTGTTGCCACAAGCAGTGGTAATCCCAGCAGGAGAGTTTCTACCAATTATCAGGAAAAGAGTTCGGCATTTCAGGGAAGCGTTGAAAACAGGACGTATGGAGGACTACTACCGCTCTTTTATTGACCCTGTGCCACATCTACGTAAGATGAGGGTTCTTATAGCGGAGGTCGGAACTCCTGCGACTGGTGCTGAGCTTTTAACACGGATGAAAGCGAAGACACCTATGGACGGGTGGCGTTTGTGTTTAGATTGGGTACTGCATCTTGATCCTGACGCGGTGGCAGAGCAAAAAGAAAGACTCGCTCTGCAACACGTACAGGAAGAGGAGCAGGCAGACTTGCGGAAAAAAGACCGCAACAACATGTGAACTGGAGAAAAGAGAAATGGCTAAAGAGAAAATGACGAGTTTGATTCCTTTTGACGCTGACCAACTTCCGAGCGTCGAACTTGTGTCCGACGATCAACTTGATGAACTTACTAAGGGGACCGATTTCCTGCAAAGGATTCAATTGGTCACAAAGGGCAAGTTTGTTGACACTGGAAAAATCAATCCTGGTCGTTGGGGCGTACCCCAACCTGGCGGTGAAGAGATTCTTGACTTAGGCGCTGAGATTGACATTCTGCCGTTGGTAGTACGTGCTAAGGCGTTGGATATGCGGGATCGTGATGCTATTATCGCGGTCTATGATAGGGATTTGCCCGAGTTTGAGCGCATCAGGCTTCTCTCACAGGAGTCTAACTCTGGGTGTATGTATGGGCCTTCATTCTTGGTCCTTGAGCGTAGCACTGGGAATTTCTATGAACTCTTCATGGGAAACAAATCTGCCCAGCGGGAATCTGGTAAGCTGCGACCGTTCCTTCCTCTCAGTCGAGAGAAGGCGGAAGCAACTGGGGTCGAGCCGCATGGTCCTATTCCTTGTACGCTTAAAAACCGTTATATTCAACGGCGTGACTACGGTTGGCACGTTCCCGTTGTAACTAAGTGCTCGGAGCCCTTTACCGATCTTCCGAAGCTTGAACGAGTTCGGGATGAGGTAGAGAAGTTTGCCGCTACTAAGAATAACGGCATTGAGCGTGTGAATGATGAAGAGGAAGCTTCTGCCACCCGCGCCCGGTAACATTTGTTACCCCCTAGTTGGGTGGGCCATTACAACCCACCCAACTATTTTTAGAAAATCCCAACAATTAGCTTGACAAGGGTAGTTTTGTGATATAGACTTGAATAGAGTTTAATCCACTTCCCTTATTACGCGAAAGGTAGTTATGAAGACGAAACAGATTGTTCTTTCATGTGTCGCCGGGGTTCTCGGTCTGGCATTGATTATTGGTGGCTGTAGCGCTGTCAAGACAGTTCCAGCCGGCCATGTTGGCGTAGCCACGTTGTTTGGCAACGTCGTAGAAACGACTTATCCTGATGGACTGCATTTCCCAGTCAATCCTTTCTATGATTGGTCGGAATACGATGTTAGGGAAAAGAGCTTAGCTGTCCCTAAGATTCCGATGCCCACGGCTGACCAGCAAACGTCTTTCATTGATATTAGTGTTCAGTATCGAATCAGCGCCGATGCGTGTGCTGCTGCTAAATCAAACATCGGTTTGGTTGAGAGCATCGTCAATGTAAAGATTGAGCCAAATATCCGGTCTTTGCTTCGTTCTGAAGGTAAAGCCGTGGCTAGATGTGAGGAGTTATTTAATAACTCGATTCAGCAGACGATGCAGGTTAATCTTGCAACAAAGTTGCAGAAGAAGGTTGGTAACTACGCTACTGTTACGGCTGTGTTGATTCGTAACATCGCACTCCCCACGCATATTCTTGATGCCATTCGGAAGAAAAAGGTTCGAGAACAGCAAGTCGAAGAACAGAAGGCCGAATTGGAACGTTTTAAGACGGAGCAAGAGCAAAAGGTAGCTGAGGCTGCTGCCGAACGTGAGGCTGCTGAGGAGCAAGCTATTAAGCAGCGAACTCTGGCCGATGCTGAGGCTTACGAGATTGAAAAGGTCAATCTGGCCCTGGCTAACAGCCCCGCCTATATTCAACTGCGGGCATTAGAGACGCTGAGTAGCATGGCGAAAGATCCTGCCACGAAGATTTACTTCTTGGACGGTAATTCACCTTCTCCCCTGCCTCTGATGCATCTTGGTGAAACTGGAACGATTACGAAGTAGTGTCGTCTGTGTGAGGATCGCCCCTCCAGGCGACTCCGGGCGATCCTCCTCTTTTAACTCCAACGGAGAGAAACTATGAAGCGTTTTTTGTTGAGTTTGGTCGTGCTGGTAGCTTTCACTGGTGTTACTTTTGCCAAGCAAACGCTGGCACCAGAAGTTCCGCCGGCACCAGAGGGCACAGAAGTTACAGTTGAGTCAGTGAATGACTCTGTCACAGAGACAGTAGAAGTGGCACTTCAGTATGCTATGAATACTGCGACTCCGGTTATGACGGACTTAGGCCCCAAGGCCGACGTGGTTCTGTATAATTTTCGGAACCTTACCGAATTCCTGACTACGGAAGGTGTTGATGTAGGCGAGTTGACGCTGCTTTATGAAGAGGCAGAGAAAAACTACCGGAAGGCTCGTGACTTGTTTACTAATGGTTCGACATACTTGGAACTTGGTGATGTTTTTGTTCGTGAGTCCAAGGATGCTGAGGGAACAGCGGCGCTTGTCTTACGCACTAAAGCGGCGTGTTGTTACTATGAGGCGGCGACTTACTTGGAACGCGCCAGCGCCTTACTAGAGACTGTTCTAACTCTTGGTGAAAAGGGCGCGGCTATTGCACAGGAGATGGAACTCAAACTCCGCCCCGCCGAGGATACGGTCGAGGATACGGTCGAGGATAAGGTCGCGGGCCGCTACCATTTACGCGGTCGAGTGAATCGCTTCTTCTCACGGTCTAGGGGTAGGCGTGCGTGATAAGAGTTGCGGCACCGTCTCAGGCGCAAGGCGCTTGAATGTAGCTACCGGTGACCGCAATGGTGCGGGGAGGGCCGGTAGCCCCGCCAAGCCTCATAAGCTTGTGCTTGGAAGTTCAACTCTTCCCCCCGCAATTTGGAGTAAGAAAACTATGAGATGCTGTAATGAAGCTCAAGACACTCCTCGATGTGGCAACGGAGTTGCATATCCGGGGCCTTGTTATGAGCATGATTGTCCTTCGCTTTGTATTTGCGACGACGGACGCGGCCATAGTTGGTCTATTACCTGTGGTAATTCAGTGCCTATTAAATTTGGTGAAGTGGTTAGTCCTAGTGAAGAAGCTTTGGCTAACCGTGTGTCACCGCCAAAGAGTTGAGTATCTGGAAGGCTCCGTCGTCTAATGGTTAGGACGCAAGACTTTCAATCTTGTAACGTTGGGTTCGACTCCCACCGGAGTCATTGACTTTTCATTGAAACCTTTTGGAGAATTGTGTAATGTCTTTAAGAAAGCCTAGTTCGGTTCGTTTGCTGGCGAAAGCAGAGAGAGCCGAAGCTGCTGCCGATGCAGCTTTAGCCGTCGTCTCAAAAGCTAGGGCCAAGGCCATGCGGCAACGTTTTCTGGCGGCGCGCGTCGAAGCTGAAGAAGCTGCTGAGCGTTCGGAGCGAAAGGCCGATACTGACAAGATGCTTGCTCAAGAAGCTAAGCAGGATTATCACATTGCATTAAATGAGCAAAGCAGAGTTAAGAGCGACCTACTAGTAGCGGAAAAGAATGTGGCACGAACGTTGCAACATTTGGAGGGGTGTGAGGAAGAGTTTGAGCTTGCCTTAGCCGCTGCTGATGTAGCTCGGGCGGAAGTCCCTAAGACTGAAGGTACGGAATGACTGAAGAGGTTAAGACAACGCCATCTGACTTTAGGGAGATCCCGGCACAGATAGGCCCGACTGATAGCTCGCCGGTGAAGCAAGCGGCAGAGATTCCAGTTGCACAGGCTATTACGACCTTCATGCTTATGGAGGCGAGGGCAAAGTCTGAAACAGCGGAGCTTCAAAAGCGGCTGGTGATGCAACAGTTTCGACCGTGCAAACTTTACCCTGTCCTCATTTATCACGACGGGTTGCGCTGGGTCTGTGAATTCGTTTCCATGAAGCATCAGTTTGGTGAGTATGAAGGAACTGAAGTCGTTGCTTATGGTATGAGCCCCGAAGAAGCAACACAGAATTTCGACAAATTGTGGGTGGGATTTGAGGAAGACGCGCCGGAAGAGGAGCCGGGTAATGAGGATCTATAATGGAGTAGCTGACGATATGGTCACTGAGTATGTGGGAGATGTGTTACGCAAATACTGTCCTATATGCGGTGGTCGATGCTGGAAGGTTGACGCTTACCCTTATGCGTGTAGGTGTTCACAGTGCTCAGCTTATCTCCATCGGAGATTTACAACGTGTGATGATCTAGAGTCTGAAGGCTATGACGCGTACTTGTGCTCAGAGAATCATCATACATCTGCTTTGCGCCTCTTTGTGATAGGTGACGGCCGACTGGTAAAGGTCTGTCAAGGTTGTGCCCGTTGGCTATATGAAGAAGGTTACATTGAAGAAGAGTTAGAGGTATAGATGGAAAATGCAGCGATTCCTTTGACGGTTTCACCCGCCCGTTACGAGTATAGAGGAGTGGTGGAGTTACCTGAGAATGACACTTTAGCATGGTTAGATGAGACGATGGAGGAGGCACATGAATCCAGGAGTAGCGTTAGTTCTGACCTCTAAGTTAGACTTGTCCCAATTTCTACCTTTGTCCCGTGATATGCTCGGCTACAGCCCGGCTAAAAATGCCGACGGCGCTCCGATCCCACTTCAAGAGCTACCTCACCAGCTTGCGTGCATCGCCACTTTTAAGGATGAGCAAGTTTCCCCAACTGTGCAGGCAGCAACTCTTGAACTCAATATGCTTCACGCCGGTTTCCTTGTTGCTGCTGATGAGCGTGACATGGTGGAAATTCTGGAAGTTGCGGCAATGCCATTCACATTCACTCTCACCTCGGCTCGCGGCATTGATGCTGTTGTCATTAGCGGCTCGTTAGCTCAGTGGCGTGATGCTGTGAAGGCAGGTTGTAGCGCTAAGGCAAATCTATCAAGGGGCGCTCTTTATGCTTTCAATTCCATCTACAAGATTCTTTGTCAACGGGGTTTGAAAGGCATGTTCGACGACCTACAAGCTACGGCACAACGAGATCAAACATTTTTATTGGAGGACCGAAGATGAGAGCAATCAAAGTTAGCATTGAAATGAATGGCTTCTTGATTTGGAGCGAGCATTTCACAAACTACCCCACTTGTAAAGAACTCCTCCCATTTATCCCAGAGGCACGTAGAAGTTCTCCTGATGCTCGTGCATTTGTTCAACAACTGTGTCCATCGCAATGGGTTATCACCTATGAACCTAAGCGGATTATGCAGTATGTATCCAGCCTTGGAGTTGTTATAGGCAGGATTATCATGGAAGAGGTTTCGATCTTTCAGTGTGAAGGATTCGATCCAACGAAAACAGTTTCAGCAATGGCGAAGGGGGCGGGAGTATGAGACAAGGGTGTAAATATTGGGACGTTGGCGAAGAGATTGACGGGAAGCCGCCAAACCTTGGCAAAACATCAACTGCTAAGGTGATGCAAGCACTCATTAAACTACGTGGCTATTTATATGACTCATGTTTCGATGGCACGGATGACATGCTCGATCACTTTCGATACGGAGTCTATAGAATCTCGTTGCCTGTAGGTGCAAAGAAAGAGTTTGAGAAGATGACAGGTTATCGGCTTACACGTCCAGCGCAGGTGGGAATATGAGAGTGAGTTATTGTTTTGCTGGTCGTAAGTTCAACAGTCCAGTTGCTTATGAACATCCATTTGATGCCTTAATGGCTGGAACTGGCGGTTTGTATGGATTTCTTTACGTTGTCGTAACACTAGAAAATAACGAGCAGGCGGTGAAAGCACCTATTGATGTAACGGAATTATTGTTTGATTTTGCGCGATGGTGTGCTTTACAAGTAATTGATTTGTGGGATGCACCAGCAGTTGTGCGTGAGTATTTAGAGACAGGGAAGCCAGACATTGATGGCCGTACAATAGCAAATATGGATCTATCATCGGCGAGTCCGGAGGAGGGGGCTGCATCTAGTGCTGCACTTCGAGCAATAGTAACACTCACTCCG